TAGTAGTAGGCTCCTTAAAAAGAATAGTTTTCAAATAACGGGAAAAAAGAGTGATTATGGTTTTTAAGATTTTATTTTTTTTAGTTATAAAGTTAATAGTTAGGAAACACTATTAATTTTAAAATTATACCTTTTTAAATTTCCGAACTGGGCATAAAAATGAGAGGCATATCATTGAAATAAATAAAAATGCAACAAGGACTATGATTACCATCCAATTTCCAGATAACAGGCCTGATAGCCACTCGCCAGTTTTTCGGAACCAACAGCTAAACCTACATAGGGGTGCACCATCATCAAGTATCCTATCCTCTGTAACCACATCAATTCCCATCACTCTATCGAGATGAGGTGCTGCAGCGAGCACACCAGTTGGAGAGCAATTTTCTTCATGACAGCACTTAAATCGAGAACCACTATGTCCACCCCTCCCAGTAACATGGACTGTATTTTGTCCTCTAATGAGGGTGACACTCACAGCACCATAACAAATTGCAATTGCTGAATCACATGCTTTAATCGATGTCAAAAATGTTGGGCATTCTGTCAATGATACTGTACATTTCAAGGTAAATCCAACACCTGAACCCCATGCACCTTCTACATTAACTGTCTGAACTTGTACTTTGCAAGGATTTTCGGATAAGTCTTCAAAATTAATCTCTCTATTTACTATTATATTTACATGATCCCTTAATAGTCCATCAGGATCCCCCCATTCTAGAGTATTTCGTGTGAGATGTATATCTGTGACATTAAAGGATTGAAATGAATCTATAGTAGCCATAAGCTTCTTATAACCGGATATTAAATTCCCGTCATATTCACAAACAGGTGTGTGCCCAAAAGAGCAATGTTTCCTAAAGCTGCCAGGAAATTCTGGGCAGATATATTTTTGTGTTGCACTTAACATTAAATCACCAGGGTCACCGAATTGACATGTGGTTGTGCACCATTGCTTTAGAATTATTCCGCCGCTCTCTATAGGTCCTAAAAATAATAATGTGTCACCATTTTGAAACTTTGAAATGGTACCTATCAAACATATCTTGAAGCTTTTTGCAACAAAACAATCGTTTGATTCTAGAGCTTTACATAATGTTTCATCATTAAACTGCACACAAATATATCTAGAATATTTAAGGTTCACTATTTTGGAAACCATTCCCACCGGTTTCCATTTAACAAGAAATTCCCCACATGGAATGGATCCCGGACCCATACCTGGGCAAACCAAAGGAATACCGCCCCAATTTGTCTCAAATTGAAAATCTCGTTCAAACTGACATGCTGCTGCTTGCCATGGGTACGAATACTTTACACATGCACCAAAACAATGAAATGATGTCTTGAGATTAAATGCAGCATCATACCAGTGTCCCAATGGCTGTATTTCAGCACTAATTACTTGAGATTTAATTTCTATATGTAATAGGACTGTTTGATCCTGATTTGTTGGATTCACCAATCGTCTTCTATAAGTGTACTTGGTACTTGAGAGCAATGAAAAATCTAATTCTAAATCAGTTAACATTACTTGATGTCCAATACCATGTGCTGTATCTGTCCATTGGGCCTGTAATGGGTTTGGTTCAGCACTTGCTGCCCAAAGTATAGACTCTATAATCAGCAAAAATATCCATGTTGTGAAGATATAACACCTACTCTTGTACCGGAATAAGCTTAGTGTTCTGTAACAACCTGGCTTGACTGATTTATGTGTGACAGTCTTTTTTAGGTCATCTGAAAATCTATGTGTTACTTGACATACATTGTAGTGAGCACGAAATGCTGCCTCAATAGGTTCACAATGAGTGAAACAGTACGGGCATTGTTCTTTCGGGCAAGAGATTTGATGGGATTTTAGTTCTTTCTGTGTTTCACACTCTAATTTACATACATCACAAACCATAGATCCCTTTGTCCTCTCATATTCCTCCTTTATCTTTTTCAGCAATATCTTAAACCGATTTTCCTCTGATTGATTATGCAATATAGATGCAAGAAACTTCAATACTACAAGTATGCACCATGTGATAGTAGGAATAAGAATCCAGCCAAAACAGAATGTTATAATCAATGCTATTGTTGCCCAACCGTGGAATCCAGGTACACACAATTCAATTGCTATAGAATGGGCAACACTTGGAAGAAGTGAAAACATGCTTGTGATTGTATATATACATTGACCAATAATTAATGTTTTTGTAAATATAACTTTTTTATGCCCATTACAATAAACTATTATATCAGTATCTACACGCTGGCAAACAAATGTTATCTGTTGATCTGTAGTCTTAATAAATGTATACTTTGAAACCAGGCATGTAGGTGATGTTAGATTGTATATTCCACCCTCAGCAAATGCTTCACAAGTTGCTCCTGGACCAGATAAGACACAGAAAATCGAACATTGATTAATTGCTTCAAATACACCAGTCATTGTTATATAACCAGACCAGACTAGGGGTAGTGCCTTTTTATCACAGCCTGTCTGGTTATAATTTATATAAATCCCTGGGCTAAACACAAGTTTTCCAGTTATATCTTTCGTAAAGACACTCAATGAAGAGTACATTGGTGTTCCAGAGAAGGCTACCCCTTTAATATTATCAGCAGTTTCTGTAGAAGGTACTTTGCCATCTCCTCCACCTGCAATTCTAACAGCCCCAAATAATTCCCCTTGATTGTCATGGTCTTCACCAAAGGGTGATGCATAGATAGATTTTAGTATGTGTGCTGAATGTTGATCTTCAGAAGTATGAACACGTATAATCTCTGTAGATCCTGCACTCACACACAGATAATAGCCTTGATACTTGTGTACATTACTTGTGCAACCATTTGTCTTGAGCTTTTCAATTTCTTCTATTATTTTAAGTTTCTCATCAGTTTTCTGCACCAAAAAGCAATGAATAGGTAAAGTAGTAAAATCCATGAAACTTGGCTTGGTATTTGTGGCTATAGTTCGATCAGGTCTAAAACATCGTCCTTCTATGAGTAGACCAGTGGAACAATAAGTCCTATGAAAAACAACCTGAATTCTATATGGTCCTACTGCAATAATACAACTTCTTAATAAAGTGCAAGCATGCATTTGGCTTAAAAAGTGTAGTTCAGGTTTGCACATAGTTTGATTACATATCAGATCTAAACAAACAATTGCCTTTCTAAGTTTGTATGTATGTTCTAGTGATTTGTGTGGTATCATGCATATGCTCTTCAAAGATTTCTCTGTAGCTGTGAATTGAAACGATGTTGAGGAGGAATCTCCAGTATGGTCAGATTTTGTTGACCATGTCAGTTGTGTCAAGTCATGAGTTGCCTTTAGTGAGTTGTGTACATCCATACTACAAGAACTTTCTACTTCTAAAGTATAAACTTGATCCAGTGGGATTGCAGGTAAGACAACTGAACCATGTAATGTTATATCTCCCATATGATAGTTGACAGCATGTGGACATTCCAATCTCAATTCATATACATTTCTACAGTTTACTGGAGTGCCAACAGCTAATATCAGATATACCATTAATAGTTTATCTACTTGAAATTTGTCCATTCTAGCAGACTTCTTTTTTGCGGAGTCTACTACTA